CCGACAACCTCAACGGTGGAGCCTATGCCAAAGACCCATCAGAGCGCGACTCCATGTGGGGCGAAGAGGCCGGGAATTCGTGGGTGCGGGGCGGAGCGGGGGATTACGTTCAACCCGCAGGCAGATACCCGGCAAACCTGTTCCACGATGGGACTGATGAAGTCGTCGCTCTGTTTCCAAATTCTGCGGGGCAGCAGGGAGATCTGAAAGGTCACGGCAACACCAGAAAATCGCCAAACGGTGTATTTGGGGAGATGGGTGCTGCTGCTGACCACCCGGCCCGAAACGACAGCGGCTCTGCTGCGCGCTTCTTCAACTGTTTTCCGCCAGACGCCCCGCCTGTCTTCCACAACACCAAGGCGAACAAGCAGGATCGTGACGGCTCGACTCATCCGACTGTTAAACCAGTTGCTCTGATGCGTCACTTGATCCGACACATTACACCCGTAGGTGGAGTGGTTCTTGATCCATTCGCGGGCAGCGGAACCACCGCAGAGGCGGCGCGTCTCGAAGGCTTTGATTGTATTTTGATGGAAGCCCATCAACCTTACATTGAATTTTTGGAGACTCGATTTGGCCTGAAAAATGACCAAGGGATTCAGCCTTTTGACTTTGCTGAACTTGACAGCGCGTTTGTTATTGATCTGTGAAAAAGGAACAACCATGCAAATAATCGACCTGCCATTTCAACTGTGTGACGAAAGCGGCGTGATCAATGGGTGGCACGTCACACCCACCGGCGACAGCAATAAAGACTTTCAAAGTGGAGTTCAGTATTTCGAAGCAGCTTGTGAACAGGGTCAAGTATCTGTCGCACTGATCGACATGATCAAAGCAGGTAAAGTTACGAATATTGAAATCGGATTCGTTTTGACAGCTTCAAGTAAGATCAGGTCAACATCTCAGGCGTAACGATCAGTCGCCCAACTTCTCCAAACTCGCGGTGGTATGTGATCACAGATGCTTGACGCTCTGAAAGCCACCCACCGCGAGTTGCATAGGCATCACGCGCCGCCAATGTCGGATGCTGCACCAGACGAACCCCTGCGTATTCCTTTTCTTCGACCGAATGAAGGTGCCCAGTGTGGGCGTAACGCTTCGTGGTTGCACCCCAAATCTTCGAGAAATCCGCTGCAAACATCAGAGCCAAACCCTGCCCCTTGGCGAGATGCCCGTGAGTGAAGAACAGCGCCGTTGAGCCATGCTGTAAAGCGTAATAGGGTTTCGGGGTCTGGATAACTTGAATCCGTGGCTCCAACTCGTACAGGGCAGAAAACATGACCTGCATCCAGTTGGCAGACCGCTGATCATGGTTGCCTTCTGCCAGGATCAGGATCACCTTTTCGTGTCGCAGAAGGGCCGTGTCGATCAGCCGGCGTAGCACTCGCACCCCAGCTTGCATGACCTCGTGAAAACGGCCAGAGGCGTCAAGGACGTGTTTTCCGCGATCTGTGACCGCTTCGAAGCCGTCGAAGTGCAACCAGTCTCCTAGTTGGCAGATGACGCCCGTTGATGCCTCTGGGGCTCGTGCCGTCATTTCTGTAAAGCAGCCAACCAAAGTGCGTTCCGCAACCTCAAGGTTCCAAAGAGATCCGCCTTCTGCGATCGAGGCGAGCATCCCGATATGGGCGTCAGTCATCACATAGAGATTGGCAAGGTTGTGCGCTGCTTCTGAATTCGTAGGACTTTTAATCTCATCAACGCGGGGAAGTTCTTCTGCCATGGCATCTGCAACGGCTTGGAGCATCAGTTGATATTTTTGATCGTCAAGTTTGGTTTTCACCCACTGACTTCGAACTTTTCCGTCTCTGTCGTAAAAGGTCGAAGTTCCACGCAGAACCAGTGGGTCAGGTACAATCTTTGTCAGATCGTGAGACGGTGAATAGCCACGGGATGCAGCAGTTGTTCGAAGCGACAAGATAGACTGTGTTACAGAAGACTTGTTGACCTTCAGATATGCCGCAGCAGCGCGGACGCTACCAAGGTCAAGAACAGCATCGAAGAATTCTCGCTGACGATCTGAACGGCAGAACTGACGCAGTTCTGGGTCAAGTTTTGTGGGGCTTGCCATTTCTTCTCCTGAACGCAGCAACGATTTCCGCAGGCCAGCGCAAAGGGCTGTCTAGGAAAAGAGCCACCGCAAAAGCGATAATCAGCCATGGCGGAGTTTGGTTTTGCACCAGAGTTTTGACTTGCCCTACACTGATCTGATTGGTGTCGGCAGACTGACGAATCTGTTCGGCATGTGAGTCTTTGACCGACTGCGAAACGGTTTCAGTGCGTCCGAGAGTCTGATGATTCGTCTGACCTGCCTGTACATTCGCCGCCACATTGGGGCCAGAAAGAGGCAGACGAGGGATGCCACAAGACACGGTGAGCGTAAGTAGGGTCGCCATAAGGGTCGCCTGCTTGATCATTTTTCAGATCGAATCTGCCCGCTTTTGCCACTTGGAAAATGCAACCGCAAGACGAGTGTCATATCCGTGCTTCTTGTATCCGGGGCCATTGTAACCACGGGCAAAAGTAGCCCAGTTGTGTTCACGAAGATCGTCGTCGAGGGAGTTGGTGATGATGAAATTGACCATCGCTTGAAGTTGCTGATCTTCGTCGCGCATGAACGCAACAAGCATTTCGTCGATCGTCTGGAAGCCTGCGGCTTTATGGTTCCCACCCATGATCTGCCCAAGACCCCACGACGCAGATCGAAGCGCGGCAGCACGATCAAGCTTCATGGCTTCCTGCATCTTGGGGTAAGAGTCGGAAGGGTAGGGCTTCTCGCCCCACTTCCGATACGCCAGTCCCTTGTTCACGGCAGTCGCACGTTTGACTTCCCCAAGTTCACGATAGAACACATGGGGCTCGAAAAGCATCTTGAGGCGACCCTTGGAGTCAAAGCCCGAACCATTGCCCGTTTCGACTTCGACTACGGCGCGGATCTCATCTTCACCGACTTTGATCATGCGACCGATGCGACCGAAGTCCAAGGCTTCGATGCGCTTGGTTTTCGCGCCGTCCGCAAGCTGCGCGACACTGTTGATCATATCCATTCGCGTGAACCACTTCATTGTTTGTCTTGGCGACCGACACCTTTGTCGATTACCCCGTTGACGATCTCGCCACTGCGCTTTTCAACGATACCGAAGAAGCGCAGGACGATACGCATCAGATGCCGAGAACCGACGCCCGCGCCGATCATTGCAAGTTGAACAGGAACCCCTGGAAACCATTTCTGACAGACGATGGCTGCAACGTGGCTTGTGATGAAGGCACCCACCAAAACAGACCAGAGTTCCATTCGATCTTTTTCCGGTGCAAATCGCATCGTGAAAGAGGCTGCTGCGAGTCCGAGGAACATTCCACCGATCCACTCGTAGGGTGCGAATGAAATTCCAAGACCCAAAAGAGCGATGCTCAACCAGTCTTTTGCGTGTTCTGCAGCACTGTCGATCAAGGGCAACCTCATCGCTTTGTTTTCCATGGAATACACACCCTTTTTGTGAGATGCAAGGTAAAGTTGAATTCAGACGAAATCGACAATTATCTCATGACCTTGAAGTGATTCAAATCCATCGCGTTTCGAGGTCACAAAGACAATCACACCACTCGAATAGTTGCTGAACGATCCCCAAGGTATCGACATGGAGACGCCAGTGTATCCCTCGTAGGATGCCAGCAAAGCCCGCGTGACTTTGTGAAGCAGATACACTGAAGTTGTCTGACCGGGTTCCGCCGTGGTGTCAGCGTCGTTCCAAAGGAAGACCTGAGTTGCTTCGCTGACCCTGTTTCGACGACGCCAGGACACGCTCAGAGCGCTTCCAGTTGGTGCCGTGATTGGGCCAAATTGGTTGTTGTTCACGCGGACATAGGAAGGTCGCAAAGGCAGATGCGGACGTTCTCCAAGGACAACGGTGTTGACCGCGGCACCTTGGCTTGACAGAACGCCTTTGCTTGTCCGCGTCAAAAGTTGGTAATCGACACTTTCGAAGGCCGAGTGCTGACGAGTGTCACCCTTGATCGAACTTGCCGGAATGAACCAAACACGACTGTTCGTCACCCAATCTTTCGGCGTGGTGTCCATGATGCCACGGGCCACGGTTAAAGTCGTAGCTGAAACCGCAGTCACAATTCCAAGTTCGGTGGTTTCGTCGGCACCGTTGCCGAACAAAACGAAGTCTCCGACGACAGGCTTCGCGCCATAGTAGGTGGTTGGAATTGAAATCGTCGAAGAGTTTTGCTGCGTGATCGCCGCAGAGAGTTTCCACGAAGTCCGAAGGGGTTGTTTGCCGAACGACTTCTGGATCACTTGTCCTAGAGCGTTTGTCGTGTAACCAAGCAAATCGTAACCAATGTCGTCAGACGTGTCTGCTGCTGCGATCGAGGCTGACATGACCAAGGGATAGGACAGGTCGCTGATGTCCGACAGCCCCGCTGCAGCCACCGTGAAGAACGCAGGAAGCGTCCCGAATTTGTAATAGGTCAGCGGTTGTGGCTCTTGTGATGGGTCAACCCAGTCCGTGCCGGCACTTTCAAGATACACGCCTTTGGAGACAGAAAACATATCTTCGTAGAGGGCCAATTTGACAGTTCTGTTCGACGAGCCGCGCGTCACTTTTCCAACTCGGAAGTAAGCAGCCGAGATCCCGCGCGAAGGCCAGTTCAATTTGACAACATCACCAACCAGAGTCTTCCAAAAGGCGCGCGTCACTTCCGCGTCACAAGCCATGAAAGGATAGACGACCATGCTCAAATCACGCTCAACTACGGTCATAGCAAGCGTCTCATCGTTGATCGCATAGTAGTCGCGGGTTTCGCTCGTAATGCCGCCCTGCATGGCGATTGCGGCGGAATCCTGTGCAGTCACAGATTCCGTTTCGCCGCTCTTAGGGTCGGTGTATTTGACCACCATTTCATTCTTGATGTTGCCCCAAGTTTGAGTCTTGAAGTTGGTCAAAACCGCATTGTTTTCGTTGATCTCTGGAAGGCTTCCGATGTTATAGTCAGCCCGGAAAAGGTTCAGTTCGTACAGCCCAGTTTCAGGATTGATGTCGATCTTTCCTTGGATCAGATTCAGGATTTCATCAGTGAACTCTTCGATGGTCATCTGACGCGACCAAAGGATATTCAGGCCGAATTTCTCTGTGAAAAGAGTGTCACTGGCTGCTTCCCAAGATGTCATATTGCAACTGGCGACATCTTCGCCCATGCCCCAGTCTTTGTTGGTGAAGCACTCAAAGATGATGTGCGCTGCATTTGATGCGTAGATGTCGCGATCATCTTTGTCCTGTGCAACGACGAACAAAGCCTTCGCCGGGTTGAGCCCAGTTGAAGCCCGCCGTACCCGGACACGAATGTCTTTGAGGTAAGGATTGTTTGCAGCCAAGTAAAAGCCAGTAGAAGGGCGCTCGTTATCTTTAGTTTTGATGTTGCCGAAAATATTTGCAGAAGAGGGAGCAACTTCCGCCAAGTCCGTCACATCTGGTTCTGTCAGAAAGATCGACGCAAACCCCCGATAACCAGTCATGGTCGTCGGTGTTTTGTTTTCTTTTGCTGCAATTGAGGCAGGGACAAGTTGAGTCGGGCGACCATCCATAAACCAGAGTTTACCTTCAACTCCGCCTTCCTTTTCATAGCCTCCGAAAGCATCCCTGTCGTCGATCAGTGTTGCACAGCCGCCGTTTGTATCAGGCAGTTGACCATCAAATACTTCTTTGTCGCCGATGAAAAGTCGAATCAGTTTCAGGTTTGGATCGTACTGACAGAGACCAAACTGCAAGGACATGTAATAGGTCGAGATTTCAACTGAACCGCTCTTAATTGCCATTTTCAGCCTCAATTTTCGCAATCACGATTCGGTCAATTTCAGCGTTCATGCCCGTCTTTTGACGAACTTCGTCCTCCGAGATGCCATGCTTAATGAAGGCGCGAAAGTCGATGCCACTGGACTCCATAAACTTCTTCAAACCTTGAACGCAGAACACGCGCCTAGCGTCAGTGATTGTGAGGATCGTCACAGATTTACCTTTCTCGGAATAGTCTGGCGATCATGTTCCCAAATGCAGTTTGGGCTTGCGATGTCAACTTCGCCAAACACAACTGGGATCGGAATACCGCCTTCGGAAGTCGGCTTCTTCATGTCCTTCAATTGCTCAGGTTTCTGCTTGTTACCCTGACCAAGCAAATAGAAACCCACCACCTGAATCGCGGTGCCGATCAGCAGATCAACGAGGACGCCAGCCAAAAGAGGATTCATGTGTCATTCACCTTTAGCGTGACTTTAGTAGAACTTGACCTTTTTGGAAAGCGGGTTTTCCAAAGGAATGTAAGGTTGCCCACCAAAGTTCACGATGTTGTTGTGCAGATCTCGACATTGGGCTTGAGTTCGGTTGCACCCTCGAACAAGAGTGAGGGTCATTCCAATGGTCAAACCTTTGGTGTTACCTCGAACAATGACGTTTGTCCCGTTGGATTGGACTTTGGTGATAGTTCTCGTGATGGTTCGCCCACTCGCCACCCAAGACGCAAGACCGCCGCCGTACTGCCCAGGGGAGCCTTGAACGGTGCCAATGGTGATGATGCCATTGCCGATACTGGTCACGGTCGCTGTTGCGGTCACAGCAGCCTTGTTCGCCCCGCAAGCTGTACCGAACAGCACATGCGGGCAATGACGTTGAAAGTGCCGGCGAAGGCCCGGATTTTGAAGCTTTGATGAAATCGGGCTGCACGTCAGAATCGTTTCGTTGTTTTCGTCTTCGAATTGAGGAACAACGACTCGACCGCGCCAGATCACCGAATAGTCAGCAGTCAAAATAGAGGGGTCAAGGTCGCCTTCAAAAATCGTGACGTTGATGATCCCATCTGGCACACCACCGATGAATTCATTCTCGAAACCGCTTCCCATCGCCAGTGTAATCGTCACATCTGATTTGTCCAGCGTACCTGTGAACACAAGATCAGACGACTTTATGGGCCACGGTTGATAGACCTGTGCGTTCTTTGTGATCGACGTTTCACCATCTGTAAATCTAAATGTCGGGATGCCTGTACCATTGAAAAGGAACAGTTTGACCGGGCGACCTAGTGCGCGGGAATTTTGAATTTGATCAAAAGTTGGCATTATTCCACCGGGTTGTATTCTAGGCGAGTCACAGACAAGGCAGTTTCGCCCAGATTATCTGTAGCCCAACTCAAGGTCAAAGTGTCATTTGCCATTCGCCCAAGATAGAGCCAATAGATCGCAACAATTTCAAGCCTGGAAACAGTTACGTCAATCGGCTGACTCGCAAAAAGTTGCGAGAAGTCTTCGTCAATGTATGCCGTCTGGGTGAACGGCTGATCGACAGTCACAACGCTTTCACCTATTGAAAAGGCAGACGAATAGTCTGCTGCAAACTGTCCAGGATTGGAGCCGTTTACAGTTATTGCGGTAATTTTTCGGAAGACCCATGAGTCGTCAGACAACCGAATAGCGACTGCTTTGTTGACTGTGCTGTCTGCATACACATCGGCAAAAATCCGACCTTTGACTTTGATCGTACTTTGACCAGAAGTGATCCCGTCAACCGATGTCATTTCGTTTGACCAAGACGGACACCAAAATTCACCTTGTCTTCCACGCATCGCAGAAAACAGCTTTGTGATTTGACCGATGTCTTCGAAACTCCGACCCAGATAGTTCAGGTTCAAGGTTCGAGTGACCTGATCATTCTTGAGAAAGTCAACGATTGGACCACGGGAGTAGTCATTCGAGTCGGCGTCAACGATCAACGATGAAGCAATGCCGCCTTGCCAATTCGGCGCCGTGGTCAGGACAGATCGACCGTCGAACGTTGGCAGCGCCGTGGCTGTGAAGGCCGCGATCTGTTCTCCTACAGTCTGTCTGAATTTCAAATTCAGCATAGAAATTTCATCGGTCAAGTATGACAGGTCTGTCGAAAACGAAAGCATCCCGGTCACAGAAGGTCGGACAACCGAACCGGAAGGCAGCGCCGACGATAGGCCGCTCGGAAGAGTGAAGCGCTTCAGCGGAACGTTGACGGATTGGATCGTCGTGAAAACGGTCATGGTTGGCGTTGAAATGGCAATCGTCTGACCTGCAACTGCCCAGTGAGGCAGGGACGGAACAAACACAAATGTCGCACCGGACGCATGATCTCCGACGATTCCTTGACCTTCCCTAGAGAAGTCAGCAATTCGAACGGTTTTGAGAGATCCGTTTTCACCCATGTCATGAAGCATGGCAGAGAAGATTTGATATTCAGACCTCGAAAGCAGTACCGCAAATTGAAGCTTTCGCCGTGGCGTGATGCGTTCTGCAAACCTCTGTTCTTTGCCGTTCGTCGTGCGAAAAATCGACGTGGAAAACTCCACGGATTCAACCACTGGCGTCGAGTGGTCAGAGTTCAAATGGACACCAATGGTTGTCACTTTGCAATCTTTCCAAGGCGACGAGCATTTCTGCTTTGATAGTTAATCATGACTTGTTCGCCGGCTTCATCAGCCACGGCTGCACGAAGCAGTTCGACCGGATCAATGACGTTCACGATTTTGACCCTAGCACCACTCGCCCCGCCACCGTTTTTGATGTGACGAGGGTCTTGCCGCGTGATCATTTCTTCCTCACGCATTGCAATTATAGGAACTTCATTGGGTTTTAGACCCACTACGCCCCCGGTATGGTAGCGCGTAGCCCCTGCGAAGATGCTTGGATTCACGGCTCTGCTAGGTGCAGGGCCACCGATCACACCGCCACTGTGGAAGATGCCTGCGACGGCGTTGCTGATGATGCCACCGATCGAGCCACCGGAGCCGCCAGTGGCCGTGATTGCGTTCAAGAGCGACTGCTGAACAATAGCTTTGCCGATGTCGATCAAGAGTTGACCGAAACCTTGTGTCATCGACGAGAAGAAGGCTTCCCCGACGCTCTTACCTTCTGCAAATGCTTCAGCCATTGCAGAGAAGGTGTTGCCACCAATATCGACAAACTGGTTGTTCAAAGACTCGGCAGTCGGGAGGACGTTTTGCTCCGTTACCGACGCAATCTCTTGCAGACCAGACTTCATGGCTTGAAGTTTCAAGATCGCATTTTCTGCGTCGGCTCCACCCATGGCTTGCCAAAAGGTGATTGCCTTATCGACAGCCGTTCCCAACTGTTCGTCAGTCAGCGTAATTTCTTCGCTAAGACGAGTCATCTCAGACGTGTTGTTGTCCACCTTTGCGGCTTCCAACATCTGAAACAGCGTTGTGCGCTTCTCAAGGATGCGATTCACATCGGTTTCGACGTTCTGCTGATCGTACAGTGCGCCAGTGTTCGCTTCGATCTGACGCCGTTGTTCCTCTGTAAGTTCTATACCTGCCTTTGCGGCTTTCTGTTCTTCTTCGCGCAGTGCCTTGGAAATGGCAGCAACGCGCCCAGAGGCACCCAGCAGGGCCAGTTCAGCCTTTTGATCCTCAAGGCGTTCAGCAAGACCGGACGTATATTCCTGCGCGGTTTCTGCGCGGTCTGCGTCGATCGCGGCGAGTTCCTGTGTGATGTTCAGTTCTTGTTCGCTGATGCCCATTTTCTTTTGAGCCCAGAGAACCACGTCAAGGTTGGTCGCACCGCCGCCCAGAATCGTTGGATTGGAAGCAATGGCTCCTTGATCAAGCAATTCAGTTACAGGGGTTCCTGTCGGCGCACTGAGAACGCTGATTGCACCCTGCGGACCAAGGAAGTGTGCGAGATACAGAGAAGCTTCTGTGACTGCGAGACCAGCCTTCTTCAGCAGATCGGCATTTTCACTGGCGTACAGAGCCACCATTTCACGAGAGACTTCGGCGTTCTTGCGAAGTTCCAAAATCATCGCATCGTTCAGACTTGCAGCACGATCTGGGAAATACTGCTTGAACATGCGCAGCCAAGTCGATTCGATGAATTGACCAGTGCCCGTGGCAGTAGAGTCAGGGTTCTTGGCGTTCGGATCGCCGCCGCTTTCGACACCCGTGATCTTGTCAACAAGAGATCCGAGATTCCCAAGGACGCGCGTCCCAAGTTCTTCGTCGAACTGACCGCCAACCGTTTCACGAATCAGAGCCATTTGTTCAGCAGTCAAGCCAGTAAAAGTAGCGCCGAGTTCATTGGCCTTCTTCATCGCTTCATTGCGGGCTTCAAGCAGCGCGTTTTGAATAACGATTTCTCGGTTTTGCTCTGACACCTGCGACGTGCCTTGTGCGAGATCCTCAATGTAGGTATCAATGAAGCCGTTCAGATCAGCAGCGTTCTTCTTTTGCTCTTCGGTCTGTTGGGTGAGACCTTCGGCTTGTGGGGCGGTTGCACGATACGCTTCTATTACAGCCTCCAATGCTGCGTTCGCTGCGTCGAGTTCTTCTTGCAACAAAGCTAGGGGAACCACGCCACCTTGAGCGGCAATAGCAGCACCCTCGTCGAAGTTTTGCTGCGCGATAAATTGGCGATCTGCAGCAGCCCCAAAACGCTCAGGTAGTGGCGCCGTGGTAGGATCAATAGCTACGGCGATTTCGTTCGCAATTACGGCAGTACCTCTGACAACGCCACTCGGAAAGTCTGCAAGAAGTTTCAAGCCCTTGAACACGATGCCATCGCGCATGGCGTCTTTGAGGCGACCCCACGCTTCAGCCATGTCGCCAACGGCATCCGCCCAATCACTCGGAGCGGTTTTACCGTCCTCAATTTTCTGCGTAAGAATGTCGGTTGCCAGAGCCATCGCACCAGCGGCGTTGCCGCTCTTCTCCATGGCGCGCAACTGTATCAATTGGTCGGCAGTCAAAAACTTCAGTTCTTTGTCTAGTTCACGAACAGACTCGATGTTTCCAGAAAAAGCATCTGCGATCTTGCGACCTGCCGACGAGGCATCAATGCCGGCAACTTTGCTCAAGTCCAATGCCAACTTGGACAGACGGCTGATTGAACCTTCAGTAAATCCTTCCCCAACAAACAGATCAATCAGACCACGTGCATCCTCGATCGAGGCACCGATGTCGTACAATTCTTCTGACACCCGCATCAGCCGTTCGGCTGAATACTGAGCCCCGTCAGCCATGAGACCGAGTTTTGCGGTAAAGTGAGTCAGTGAGTCGGACTCACGCGACATGTCGCGCATGGCGCCGATAAAGGGAGCGAACGCAATGGCGACACCGCCCACGATAGGGATGCTGCGCGCCAATGAAACCATGACGTTCGGCCAGATTTGCGCGAATTGACCAGCCTGTTGCGCGAGAATTTGGATTGGGTTCTGGCCCATCGCGAAGCCAGAAATCACGTCATTGACCTGGTAGCCAAGGTTGGTCAACTGCCACGGTTTCAAGCCAAAGACTTCAATTTCTTGCGCGTCACCTTTCTTCCCTTGGTTGCGTTCACGAGCCCCCGGAAGCGGACCTGTGCTGCCCGACATGCGTCGAGAGGACGCCGCTGCTTTTTCCGTGGAAGCAGTCAGTCTGTCTTGCGCAACTGCGACCTTTTTGATCGCGTCTTCTTTCTTCATCAGTGCCGGTACAGACGCATTGTCTGCGGCAGTCTGATCGACCGTTGCCGCAGTTGATTGACGAAGTTCACTTTCCAACCGATCAATTTCGACGCGCAAATCTTCAACCTGACGGTCACGAATTGACGTTTCAGAGAAGGGCAGGTTGTACGTTCCGAGTGTCGTTGGTCCGCGTGGCTTGGCTTCCAGCGATGCCAGTTCACGCTTGAGTCGCTCGACCTTGTTGGTCGTCAAGTCGATTGAGTTGGCAGCTTGGTTGAATTGGCTGAAACTGCCCTTGGCGCCTTTGGCTACCGCCGCATTTAAGGAGTCGAGAGACCGCCGCGCTTTGTTCGCAGCTTCAGCCAACTTACCCTTTTGAATAACCAATCTTGCGACTTCTGCGCGGTCAGCAGACCCAGATGCAGTTAGCGCACGAAGCGCTTGATCGGTCTTCTTGATTTCGGCAGTGAGTTTTGAAATCTCAGCGTTGTTCGCTGCGCGAAAAGCCAGTTGCGCCTGACGACCTTCTTCTTTCAAACGCTTCAAGACGCCCGAAAACTCGTCGCGCGCCTTGACTGTTAGACCTACGATGCGTTCTTTACCCGCCATGGATCAGAGCCTTTACTCGATCGAAGAATTCTTTGGCGGATCGTTTGGTCGCTTCAGGCTTTACACTCATGCTCGGAATTGCGGAGATCATCGTATGTAGAAGCGAAACTTGGTGCGCGAATTGAAGGTCGATCATTCTGGTCACAAGTTCTGCTTCTACTGCAATTTGGCCCAAGGAATAGGACCAGGCGTCGGAGTGACCATTTGCAAGCAACAAGGTGACTTGCTTATGTACTCCGAGAACCCAATCACTTACAGTTGCGGGGGCTTTCGAAACTGATTTAGCCGCTGCAACCCTCGAACGATGATCTCCATCAGCTTTTCCGCGCCACCTGCGTTGGTGATTGTCAGATCAAGCACAATTTGAAGTGCTTCAATCTGAGATCCCATTGGCATTTCATTTGCGAAATAGTCTTGCTTGTCCAAGCGACCTGCGGCGTAACCAAGCACCAAGCCAACAAACTTCGAAAAATCTTCGCCCATTTCAGATGCAACAGAGCCAACGTCCGCTTCGATGCGACCAGACAGGGCGGCTTGGTAGAGCCGATTCAACGGCTCTTCCATTTCCTTCAACAGTCCGAAGACGTGTGGCAGCGACAGCCCACGAAGATTCAACTCAAAGTTGTTGAGCATCACGGACTTGGTGATAAGCGGAAAGTCTCCCATTTTCACGCCTTACACTGCCCGAGATTCTTCGTAGTAGTAGTCATAGCTGCCCAGTTTCAGAACCTTGCACTGAAGGCTGATCTGCGAGAAGGCGTCCGATTCAGGATCAGCGATCAGCGACAGGTCGCCCGAAGGGTTGATCTGAATATAGGGCACAATGAAGTCTTTGTTCGCGCCGACAGGGTTGTCTTGGATCACGATCAGGCGCCCTTCGATGCCCGTCGAGTCGGGAGCGCTGATGCGAGTCCGCGTCGAAACGGCAACTGAATAGTTGATAGTCAATGCGGTGTTGTCAGGGATGGTCGAAGTCGTCGGGATCGTTACGAGACCTTGAATCGAGTCAACAATGTAGTCAGTGCCTGCCACATAAGACGCAATGGCAGTGACGGTGATTTTCTTGTGACCAGTTGGGTTTGCGGGCGACACGCCGACTTGATATGTACGGCCTTTGACGCCAGTGATGTTTTGCGTTTGTGCGGTCAACGAAGTTGCAGTCACCGTCGAAACTTGACCCAGTGCCCACAAAGCCTTGTTGGTTTCGCCCATGTCATCGGTGACGAGTGCGCCTGAATACTCTTTCTTTGTGATGAAAGTATTGTCCAAGGTCATCATGCCATTCGACGAACGATAGTGATCCTTTCGCTGAACGTCCACGCTCAAGGTCAGGCCGGGAACGTTTCCGATGTCGAAGGAACCCTTCGGATCAAGGGTCTTGGTGCCGGTCAAGAAGGGGTGAAACAACGCTTTACCCCGTGGAATCGTCAAGTTTTGAGAGTCAAGATCATTGAAAGCCATTGGTCACTCCTTTTGAGTTTTGCACTTTTAACGTGAAACGAAAGTCTGGTCAAGCATCTTCATCTTTACGCTGCCAAAGCGATCAACTGAGCGTCGGAAAGCTGTTCCCCGCAGTAGATCGCCAACTCGCGCACTCTGCCGCCCAAATAGTTTCCCGCGTTGTTGCGTCCGAGTTTGAGCCTTGGGGCGATAAGGGCAAATTGTGGAATATTCACAGCGGTTGAAGTGACCACACCAGTCCCGTTGTTGCAGATTGCTATGTCACCCGGCACAATCCGCGCCGCCGCCGCGACAGGCACAAACTCGCCCGGACGCGATCCGCCCAAAGACACTTCGGTTGTCCCGTTTCTGACGATATGCAGCCCGTTGGCACTGAATGAAAGATTAGCCATACCGATGATCTGGTTCGCGGTGCCGTTGTCGATTGCAAATGCGTACCTTGATCCAGAAGGACCGAAAAGCGCCCCGGCGTTGTACTGCGCCTCACAGTAAACAGAGAACGCCGCAGGGGTGAAATCGTCGGACGTGAAGATCAGGTCGTGCTGATCGGCGTTTCTGGTCACAGCCGCCGTGGTGGTCGTAATGTAGGAGGTCGGAAATTGCCCAAATTCCACCTGACAGCAATCCACGAACACGCCCTTGGCCGCATCCCCGTTAAAGGTCGTGCTTGTTCCGTCGAATATCCGAACATTCAACACAAGCGCACCTGCGCCCGTTGACTGTGGTGTGCAGTAGGTTGTCAGTTCCCAGATGCCATTCGTTTTCTTGGTGGCGATCATGGAGTTTGCGGGCGTCATCACGCCTGTCACTGCATTGAACGTTGTCGTGACTGTCGTCATGCCCGGATTTGTCAATGCAAGCCCAATGCCGGGGTATTCGCCTGCGGCGACGTGGATCGTAACCCAAGCGAGTAAACCAGCGGTCGCCACATCAAAGTTCTGCGAGACTACATGGGTGTTCGCTGCCGTGGCATCCGACATCAGCTTGGTCATTGTTGATGTCCCAAAGGGACCGGCACGGTTGGCGAGCAGAACGGTGCTTCGGGTCAGTGTCCATGGGGTCGTTCCAATCGACTGTGATTGCAGGCAGACGTTGGTGGCGGCAGGTTCTGACATGAAACCCAGAACGACACCTGTGACCGGATCGAAATCGACGCGGGTTTTATTGGCGGCGACGGTTTCCATCAGCCCCTGACGGTTCCATCGTGTCGCAACCGCCCCGGCGCGCGTCGTCGTCAGCGCACCCCAAGTCTTGGGATCAGCCGCAGAGATGCGAAAGAACGGAACCAGTGGCGGCAAAGGCGTGATGGGGGCGGGCATCACGGGCCATGCGATTGTCGCAGGAAATGTCGCCTGCGTCGGAACAGCCCGCAGAAGTTTGCGATACGTCAGCCATTCGGAATAGCGCCGCCATGACGACAAGTCCTTGGCGTCTGTGGTTACAGCCGCATCGGAGTTGCGCAGCAAGCGTGCGACTTCGCGCAACGCTTCTCTTGTCAGTTGCCCCGTGCCCTTGGTGCGGGTTCGTACAGACAGAGTAGAGGTCGTCTGGTTGAACACGATTTCCTGATCTTCAGTCAGGACGGGCGCATAGGTCGCATGGGTTGTAATCCCATCACCCGCATCCAGTGGGACATTT